ATATAATTGCTTTACGCAATTATATACGTTACTAGTGGCTTTTTAGCCCCAAATCTTTTGATTTGAAATTTTAAATTTAATATGAAAATAAAATGACTCGAGTGCCTGAATGGTAACAGAACACTATTTTTTAACATTTCACTATATGACCGGAGGTCACGTATGTGACCAGGTTAATACTATATAGTTTAATTATTTGTATTTTATTTTAAATTTTAGTAGGTTTTTACTAATGCCTTTGAATATAGGCTTTAAATAATATTCCTCTTTGTTTTTATGTTTGTAAAATTAGTTTTTCGTAATAAGGAGATTTTCTAATCGTTTTTAAAATTTTAAAGATGTTTGCATATACATGTTAGGTATATGTGTTGATCTTTATAGCAATTTTGATATTGCTCCGTTGTAAAACGTGATACATTTACATTTAAATATTAAGAATTATATATATTGAACCTTAATTATTTTAATCACTGCAATCCGTAAGGAGGTTCACATTAATAATAATTATTGAGAAGTATACTGCCGTAGTAGTATATATGTTTGATCTTTGTCAATATTATATAATTAACTTGAACATTATTGTTCATTTATGAGTTTTATTAATACTTTTTCTCAACAGTAAAAGAGGTATAGGTCGCAATATTTGTAGATATTAGTAAAGAACTTTGATACGTTCTTGAAACGACTCTAATAATAATATTGTGCTATTGTATGTAGAAACATAACGGTAATTAGATACGCTATTGTATACTATATGAAGTCATATGACATTCCGAGTAACCATAATTCAATTTCCTAAACTTGGTTTTGAAAGGTTAGCCTAGGTCTAACATATGATGATATAAATATATAATGTTTTGATCAGACTCTAGATGAGATAGATCATTAAATGCGTTGACATGGAGAACTTATAGGGGTAGCTCCACATTTAGATAGATTACTGAACCCGGTGAATTAATATGTATAATTTAAAAGAATTTACACGATCATCAAAACTTTTTTCTTATTTTTCTAGTAAAAATAAAATTTATTCTGATAATTCAGATGCTAACACACTTGTAAATAAAAAGTGTGACAATAAACGACGAAATGCAAAAACGCACGCCGAAATCAATCGTGATCTAATCATGATAGATTATAAACAATATCATAAAGAAAATCGTAATTTACCAAAGATTAACGATTGTGATATTGTACCATTTGATAATAATATTGTCAAATATTCAAGATATTTAGCAAAAGAACAGCACTATATTCAAGATACAAAACATTTTGTAGAAGAAAGTATACGTGTTGCTACTTATCACAAAGGTATCGAAATTCCATTACCAATTTATAATCATATTAGTGATTGTGAAAATCAATTGATGGATGAGTTTGATATTCTTGATCAACAAAAAGAACAAGAGAGAGAAATGACGCAAGAATTTGAAGAAATGCGTGAAATGAGAATGCAACTAGGTGATGTTGTAGATTCAAATTCAGAATCTCATTTTAATAAATTGCTTCGTCATATTGCAAGTAGTCTTAAAGGTGTAGCTTTAAGTACTGAACATACTTGGATATTATCCCAGATGGAGAATTTAATGATATTATTATCTTTTGCCAAAAAGTGTGAATCTGTAAGCGATTACATGGTTATGACACAGATGGCTTATAAATTGTTTGTTGGGGAATCTTTAGGTGTACTTGCTATTAATAAAATTAATAGCATTTTTAAACCAGAAGTGCAATCTTTTGATGTTGGAGAAACATTAAAAGTATTGCGCTCAGCCTTTGATACAGTTTCTAAAATTAGTGATTGTGAATTGGGAAAGAAATTAGTTAGTTTGTATTCATTTTTATTAACTCAAGGTTTTTTACGCAAATTTGGTTTGCAATTATCAGATGAGGACTATTCAAAGATGGAACAACGTGCTATGTTATCAGCTTTTTCATCGAAGAAAGCTTTTTATGTTTGTGTGGTTGATGTCACATTATTTATGTGTGAAAAGTTTCACGAATTTAAAACAACTGGTGATATTACAAATTTTGTACATAGTGGTGTTGAATACAATTTATGGATTAAGGAGAGTGATAGAATATTGAATTTAGCACCTTTTACAGGTAATTTACAAGCTCATAATACATCATATTTTTCTTTTTTAGCAGATTTACGTGCTGCTATTGAGAAAGGTGAAGCATATGCTAAACACGTTAAGAGTGTCTCAGGTGTTGATTCAGCACTGATCAAAAAGAAATTAAGTAATTTGCATCTTTTACAGAATACAGAAATAACGAGAAGGGCAGCCCAAAAAGAACGGGCAGCACCCATGGGTGTTTTATTGCATGGCTCGTCTAGTATAGCTAAATCAGCTTTTAGTAAGATGTTATTTCATTATTATGGTGCTTTATTTAAATTAGATAGAGATGATCATTTTAGGTATGTCAGAAATCCAATGGATGAATATTGGAGTAATTTTGATTCAAGCAAGTGGTGTATACAATTGGATGATATAGCATTTTTAAATCCAGGAAAATGTCCTGAAGTTGATGCGACTTTAAAAGATTTATTAAATGTTATTAATAATGTCCCATACGTTCCACCTCAAGCTGCATTGGAAGACAAAGGTAAAACTCCAGTTATGGCCAAATTAGTCATAGCTACTTCAAATTGCGCTGATTTGCATGCACAAGAATATTTCTGGTGTCCATTAGCAGTACGAAGACGTTTGCCTTTTGTTGTTAATATTAAACCTAAACAAGAATATTTACATGATAATCAAGTATTTATAGATCCTCTTAAGATCACCACTGAAATAGGTAGATTTCCTAATTTGTGGGATATTGAGGTACAGAAAGTGTCACCAGTGTTGCAAGGTAATCGAGAGTTAGCATCTCTTGATACAGTGAAGAAATATGATGATGTTAATGAATTTCTGCAAGCTTTTGGACAAGCCTGTAAGGAACACGAGAAAAACCAAGCTCGTGCTTTGACTAAAGATAAAGATATGCATACGATAGATGTGTGTCAATCTTGTTATAAACCGTTGCCTCATGATGATTGTTTATCTTTACAATATGGTAACAATGTTGTTACCAGGTTTGTTAAAAATTCTTTTATGCACACAATAAATTGGATAATTTCATTTCAGAGTGTTTTGAATTTATTATTGTGGGCATCTTATTATAGAAGTTTTAGATGGATTATTTCTCATTGTATGAATTATATTACAAATGTTGAAGCACATGTGTATTATTTCACAAGTTTGAGTTCGAGATTGGAAGATCCACGTTTTAGACGTATGTTGATATGTGGAACTTTAATGTTGACAGCTATAACCACTTATATGTGTTTTTTCAGAGGAGAAAAGAAAGAGGAAAAGAAAGAAGTAAAGATACAAAGTGAAGAACAGAAAGTTCAACAAAGTAATAGTAATACACATGGCGTAACTGAGAATCAGTTAGCAAAAGAACAAAAACAGAATGTGTGGTACAATCCACGTATTGAACTCACTAGCTTTGATGTTCCATTAGCTTCGGCAAGTTTAGCTTCGGCAACCCCACATGAAGTTCGAGATTTATTTGATAAAAATTGTGTTTTATTAGAGATTAGAGTTCCAGGGGAAAATATGAGAAGAACTATGCGTGGCGTTTTCATTAAGGGACATTATTGTGTTACAAATGGACATGCTTTTAAAAATGGACATACTGATTATACAGTTGATATTATTTTAACTAATTCGCAGGCTGCAATTAATTCTAATGTTAGAATTAGTTTGAGTAGAAGTGATATCAGTTTTAGTAGTAGTAATGATGTGTGTGTTTTTGAAGTAAGTAGTATACCACCTTTTAAAGATATTAGTAAGTTTTGGAATAATTTGCATATAAATCCTACTTCAGCTATTGAGTTAACCCGCTCATATGATGGAACTTTGGATATGAAAAGCATATTTGCTATAAATTTTATGGAAAATTTGGAAGTTAATGCTCTCTCACGTAATTATAATGTACATGTTGGTACTAGTAGTGATATTACGCAGGAAGGTGATTGTGGATCTCTTTGTATAGCCATGACACCAAGAGGACCTATAATTATAGGTTTGCATTTTTTGGGTAAGGATAATAATATAGGTATTTTAGATGTAAAATTGAGTGAAATAGATTTATTAATGTTAGCAGATTGTTTTAATAAACGACCAATCATACAAGGTGGTAATGCGCCTGAATTGAGTTGTAATGATAAAACTAATTTAGTTATAGAACCACATTATAAAAGCATATTTCGATATTTGGAAAGTGCTACAGTTAATGTATATGGTTCATTTACAGGATTTAGATGTAAACCCAAGAGTAATGTCTGTGCAACACCTTTAAGTGAAGAATTTTTAGCTCACTTTAATGTTGCAAATAATTATGGACAACCATGTATGATAGGTTGGGAACCATGGAGGAAAAATGTAATTGAAATGGTTAAACCCAAAATCAATTACAATAAGAAGTTTTTAAAAGAATGTGTTCGAAGTTTTACATCGGATATAATTAATGGTTTGCCACAAGGTTGGCAACAAGAATTATTAGTTTTGTCCAATAAAGCTAGTGTAAATGGTTTACCTGGCGTTATATATATTGATAAAATAGCTACAACTACATCCATGGGTTTTCCATGGTCATGTCCAAAAAAGAAGTATCTTATTGATGCAAAAGATGAAATTTATCCTGATGGGGTAGATTTTCCACAAGAAATTTGGGATCGGGTAGAAGTTATTGAAGAGAAATATCGTAGTGGACAAAGATGTTATCCAGTTTTTGTGGGTCATCTTAAGGATGAAGCCACACCATTGAATAAATGTAAAATCAAGAAAACTCGTATGTTTACAGGTGCTCCGATAGATTGGAGTTTAGTGGTTCGCAAGAATTTATTATCTTTTATACGTTTGCTACAAAAGAATAAATTTGTTTTTGAGGCCGGACCAGG